GTTCTTTTCTTCCTGCCGGTGATTATGTTTTGAGGGCATCTTATGTCTATAAATTATCTGGCGTAACTAAAGAAGTTTCTATAGGTAATCAAACGGTTACCTTATCCCAAGAGCAGCAGTACGAAGTCTCTGCTGTGTTTGCTGTCGCTTCTTCTTTGCAGATTGAAGGAAATGCTACTGATTTAAAGATCAGGATATACGCACATGTCCCATCCTGTGAATCCTCTATTCTGAATGATTCTTTCTCGGCTTATGTTTCGTATGATATAACTCTATTCAAAGGATCGTCAGCAGATGCTACAGTGACCTTTCTTTCCGGACTAAATTCGGGTAAGACATTCTCCTGTGTATATAATCCGGACCATTTAATCGGTGATTCCGCTAACGTAATACAATTGCCTAGCGGAGTAACGGCCTCGCTCGGTGATAGATATACAATTGACAACATCATTAAGGGAAAGGTTCCTGACAGCTACTTTAGCAAAGATGACAAGGAGCTTACTTTAAATGGTGTGGTCCAGAAACGTCTTATGCTCCCGGAGGAAGTTCCTTATGTGGATGCTTACCGTTATAGTCCTACAGGAGAACGTATATACATTGGTGAAACTCATTATGATGACAATAATAATGTGGAGATGTCGCAGGAAGAAGCTGTAGAGGGAATTGTCATCTTTGAAGATGAATATCCCAAATATGTCGGCACATTATCAAATGTAACATACCGGGAGGAAGATGAACTTGACGAGGATGACAATCCAACAGGAGACAAATATCGTATCTATACGTTCAAGGATGCAGGACTGAAGAATTTTACAAATGACTTCCGGCTGGACGGAGAAAGTTTCCGCTTAATCTTTCAGACAGGAAAACTCGCGGGCTTGGACTTTGAGTTACTTCTGCAGGAGAGTGATGATTCCGGTACCACTTTCGAAATTGTACGTAATGAGGATTACGGTCCCGACCGTTACCTTCCTGACAACATTTTGTTTCCTGCTAATTCTGACACATATGTTCTTTATGGTTTTGATACGGCTTATGTTTCAGAGGAATTGATTCCGGAGGCCGAAGATGAGTTATTGAAAAAGGCAAAAGACTATGTAAAGAAGTCTATGATTGATCCTTCCACCTACGATTGTGATATGGACCCTGAGTTCATCTATAATAATGAGAATATTATCACCTATGAGGTGGGAGACAAAGTTAACCTGATCAATAAGGCTTTCTTTCCTAAGAGCAGACAATCCAGAATAATTGGTTTTGAGTGGCCGCTGGATATTCCTTACGATCATCCAATTTATACGGTTGGAGAGACTGCCTCATATTCGCGTATAGGCGAGATAGAGAGTAAACTTGATTCTCTTACATACAAGGGACAGGCATATACCGGTTCTGTGTCAGGAAGTGGAGGAACGAGTATATATCTCATCGGTTTGAATGACAAGACTGTTCCTACGGATCGCAATACATTTTCGGCAAAAAGAATTATTGATGAGATTGAACGTCGCTCCCTTAGCAGCATTGAAGATGACAAAGCAGAAGGATTGATAACTCTCGGTAAGGGATTTGTGTCGGAAGGATTTTCTGCAGCTAACGGTGGCCTTGTAGTTCGTGGCGGAGAATTGATAGAAGAAGTTGAAGATTCATTGATTGAAGAATTAGAATAATATGGCAATACTAAGTAACGGTAAGTTCTACGGATTTCTTTGTTCTGTGAAAGCGACAGGACGTAAGTTGTCGAACAGCGTAAAGGAATACGCCGAAGACTTCGTGTCCGGATTTGCCGGTCATGGATGGAAGCTGTGGGAGTATATCAAGGGTAAATGGAAACTGGAGATAGACAGTCTCGTTGTTCGCGAAACAATGGTCGTTTTTGAGCTTCTTATTCAGAAGATCCGCGCGGTGAAGGGTGCACTGGGTATCACTCAGGCATGCGGTCGTATAAAGACTGCCACGCTGGATGAGTCCGGACAAAACTGGCTGGTCACCATAGAGGATGAGATGTCTTTTGTCGCACACGATTTCATCCGGTGCCAGGATTGGACGAATGGTACCCTTAAAGGCTATTGGGTCGAGATAGCCGAAATACGCAAGATTGACGGTGTTGATACAATCGTCATACCTGTCAGTGAGTTCACCGGCGGTATAGGTTACACAGACGGCATGGAGGCTGTTGATCCGGCATTGTCGGGTATGACTACTCCGGCTGTCAGTGATGAGATTGTCCAGTTCGGTAACTCGAAGGATGTAAATCGTCAGAGTGCGATCTATTTGCATGCCGATGAAGGTGGACAGCCTGCAATCGATATTCTGTTTGGTATCAACAGCAAGAGTTTTGCCGGTTGTACGAAAATCCGTATGGGCGGTGATATTCCCGGAACAGACGGG